CGCAGCGTCAGCCGTTCCCGACCCAGCCCTCGGCTTGGGCGGCGTTAAAGCAGGCGGCGGCGCAGGACATGAACGCGACGACCGGCATCAGGTTCGACGCGACATTGCAGGAAAAGACCTACGACGAAAGCGGGCGCGCGCTGCGCGAATTGCGCCGCGCCGGCGATGTCGGGTCGTTCCACTATACGGATAACTGCGCCCGCTCGTTACGCCGGCAGGGCGAGATTTTCCTAGAGTTGATCCCAAAGCTGCTCGACACCAAGCAGATCATTACGATTCTCCGCGAGAATGGCGACGAGGAGCAGGTCCAGGTCGACCCCGGCGCGCCGCAGGCTTATGGCGAAGGCCGCAACCCGGTGTCGCAGAAGGTAATGAAAATCTTTAATCCCGGCATCGGCCGGTATGGCGTGACGGTGACGATCGGGCCGTCTTACGCGACAAAGCGGGTCGAGGCGGCCGAGAGCATGATGGATTTTGTCCGCGCCTTGCCGCAAGCCGGACAATTGGTAATGGACCTGATCGCCAAGAACCAGGATTGGCCCGACGCCGATCAGTTCGCAACGCGGCTCGCCAAGGCGTTGCCGCCGCAGGTGCTGAGCCCCGAGGTCAAGGACGTGCCGCCGCAGGTGCAGGCGATGCTGCAGCAATTGCAGCAGCAGATCCAGCAAATGACGGCCGAGCGCGCCGCGATGATGCAGCAATTGACCGATCAAAGCGCCGACCGGCAGCAACGGCAGGACAAGATCGATAAGGATTTTGAGGCTAAATTACTCGGAATTGTGCAGAAAGCTGAGGACTCGCACAACCAACAGGTGGCAACGGAGTTGAAAGCCTTGGCAGAAGGGGTCAATTTGTTACGCGAACAGCTGGCAACGCCGATGATGATGCCCGATGAACCGCGCTCAGAGGTTCACTAATGAGTGAACGTCAAGCTGACGTGCTGACGGGCCGGCCGGGGCCGGCATTGTCGGCGACGTCGGACGCGCCGGTAATCGACATTGCCGCGTCGATCCCCGTTGAGGGTGCTGTCGATCCGGTAGCGCCGGAAGTTCCGGCTCCGCAACCCACGGAACAGGGACCGGAGCCGGAGCTGCCGGAAGTTGCCGCCGAGGAGCAGGCGGCCGAGCCCGAGCCGGTAAAGCGGCGGGCGCAGACGCCAAACGAGAGAATTGCCGAGCAGCATCGCTATCGTCGTGAAGCCGAGAAGCGCGCCGACGAATTGGCGGGACGGCTGGCGAAGGCGCTTGAGACCGTCGAGCGGCTGACGACGGAGCGGGTTGCAGAACCCGCAACGCCGACGCCGCCACCGGTTCCCGATCGCCCGCACCGCGACGCCTTCGAGACGCCGGACGCGTACGAGGACGCGCTTCTCGAATGGTCGACGGCGCGCGCCACCCAGGCGGCGACGCAGGAATTTGAGCGCCGTGCCAGCGAGCGTGAGGAAGCGGCAAAGGCCGCGACGGCCGCGGCAGAGCAGCAGCGCCAGCAGGAGGCGATACAGGCCGAATGGCAGAAGAAGCGCGCTCAGGCGGTGACGCGGCACACCGATTACGCCGAAGTCGCGGAGCGTGCCGACCTGCCGATCACGATGGCGATGGCGCACGCCATCATGCAATCCGACGTCGGGCCGGAAATTGCCTACTGGCTCGGCGCGCACCCCGAGGAAGCGGCCCGGATATCCGGCTTTAGTGATAATCCGGTACGCACCGTTCTCGAAATCGGCCGCATCGAGGCGACGCTCGCTCAGCAGCCGCGGGTTGAGACCCCCAAGGCGCCGCCGCCGATCAACCCGCTGGTGCCGTCGAATGGCTCGGCTGTGGCGCGCGATATCAGCGAAATGACGACCGAAGAATACGCGGCCCACCGCGAAGAACAACTGTATGGCCGGCGTCGCGCCGGCTGGTCCGGGATGGGGCGCTCGTAGCGCCGTCCTAACGCGCCGTACGTTCGGGCGGATCGTAAACCGCCCATCCGTCGAGGGACCGTAACCCCGCCGTATCCGGTCGGCTAACGCCGGAGAAAGGAGCGGATTACCCCTCAACGGAGAATCTTTGTGGCAACAAACTCACTTCTCACCCCCTCGGTCATCAGCAACGAAACGCTGGTGATTCTTGCCAACAATCTGGTCGCGGCCGGTAAGGTCAATCGCCAGTTCGAGAACCAGTTCGTCAAGATCGGCACCACGCTTACGGTGCGCAAGCCGAACAAATTCACCGTGTCGTCGGGCCCCGGCCTGCAGATCCAGAACATTACCGAGCCGGCGACATCGATCACGATTTCCAACCAGAAGCACGTCGACTTTCTGTTCTCGTCGGCAGATTTGACGTTGGTGATCGAGGAGTTTTCCGAGCGTTATCTGAAGCCCGCCGCAGAACAGCTCGCCAATCAGGTCGACTACGACGTGCTGGCGAATTGGAGCCAGGTCTTCAACGAAGTCGGGACGCCCGGCACGACGCCGAACAACTTCTCGTTTCTGGCCCAGGTCGGCCAACGCATGGACGAGGGGGCCGTGCCGCAGGACGGACGCGTGCTGATCCTCAATCCGGCCGCAAACTGGGCGATGGCCTCCGCGCTATCGACGCTCTATGTCCGCTCAGTAGCGGAGCCGGCATTAAAGGGCTTCCTGGCCGCGATTGCCAATTTTGAAATCTATCTCGACCAGAACATCCAAGTGCAGACGGTCGGCGCCTATGCCGGGGCCGGCTACACGACGAACGCCGGCGAGACCGGATCGTCGATTGCGTCCTCGAACTGGACCGCATCCCCCGGCAACGCGCTCAATGCGGGCGATGTGATCACGTTTTATAACGTGCATTCGATCAACCCGCAAAACCGGCAATCAACCGGGCAATTGCAGAACTTTGTCCTGACCGCGGCGGCGGACCTGTCGAGCGGTGCTGCTAACCTGCAGATTTACCCGGCGATCACCACGAGCGGCGCCTACCAGACGGTTGACGCGGCGCCGATCAGCCACGCAACCATCACCGTCATCGGAACCGCCAGCACGGGTTACGCGCAGAATCTCGGCTTTGTCCGCGATGCGTTCGGCCTTGTGACGGTGCCGCTGGAGTTGCCCGACGGCGTCGACTTCAAGGCGCGGGAAATGTACAAAAACATCAGCCTGCGCATCGTCCGGCAATACGACATAAATAATGACGTGGTGCCGTGCCGGATCGATTGCCTCTACGGAACGGCAACGTTCTATCCCGAGCTGGCCGTAAGGCTCACCGGCTGATGTCTCAGATGGATTTGCCGGCGGATTTTCGGCCGCTCAATCCGTGGGGGCGGGCGATGCCGAAATCGCCTCGCCCCGACAAGCACGATCTCTACCAGCTGATCGTGTGGGATATCTCGCGGCGGCAAGAGGTGCGGGTCGGCCCGCAGATGGCGCAAGAGTTTGTCGAAGGCTTGGCCGCCGCGATGCGGGCCGAAATCGCCGCCGGCAGGGAACAGCGCTGGTCCGATCCGACGGTAGTGTGCACACAGAAAGGAAATTTGTGATGGCGGTAGTGACGGCGGCAACAATTGCTCTCGATAAAACGACCCAGCAGGTCGACGCCGGAGACCCGACCGGCTCGGTTTTTGGGGCATCGACGACCAGCAAAATCGGCTTTTACGGCGTTGCGACGCCGGTCGCACAGCGCGCGGCCGGGAGCAACACGGCGCTGACGACTGCGTCGACGACAACCGTGTCGCTCGCGGTGCTGACCGAGATCCAGGAGACTTTGATAGCGCTCGGGCTGATGCCGGCGACATGATCTACGACTGCGCGGCAGCGGAACACCTGCATGTTGCCATGCCATGTTATGGCAACCCCAGCCCGTGGACGATGCTGTCGGTGGTGATGGGGACGCACGCGCTGCGTTCGGTGGGGATCAAGTTTTCCTTGGCGGCGCAGCCGGGCAATCCGTACCTCGATTTCACCCGCGACATACTGGTCAAGCAATTCCTCGCCGGCGACGCGACGGATTTGCTGTTTGTCGATGCCGACGTTCACTTTCCGCCGGAGAATATGGTCAAGATCGCGCTGGCGACCAGGCCGCTTATCGGTGGCGTCTATCGCAAAAAGATGGACGACATCGCCTATCCGATACGCTTTGAGACCGAGCGGCTGTGGGGCGACGAAGACGGCAATCTCGAAGCCGCGTATGTGCCGACCGGATTTATGCGGATCAATCGGGCGGTTTTCGAGGCCATGCCGGCGCTAGAGTACCGCGACGACAACAATGACGTATGGTTGAATTACTTCAACTCGGGCGTGCGAGACATCGACGGCAGGATGACCTATGAGGGTGAGGATACCTATTTTTGTCGGCAGTGGCGCGCTCTTGGCGGCAAGGTGCATCTGATGCCGGATCTCAATTTTGGCCACGTCGGGACCAAGAGCTGGGACGGCAATTGGGGGCGGTGGGTTTTGCAACAGGCGACTAGAGATGAGTGAGTTTCCGGTGTGGCTGCATCATCCGGGTTTTCGTCCCGCGGTGGTGGCGCAGGGAATGGCGGGCGAGCGCACGCCATCGCAGCCGATCCGCTTCCCGCCGGTGCTGGTTTATAATCGGGATAATTTCGAGGAATACCTGGCCAAGGGCTACGCGCCGGGACCGGCAGCGCCTGCGCCTGCGCCTGTTGTGCGCCACGAGCCGATGTACCGCGGTCGCGAGAACATCCGTGCGCGGGACAAGAACGAAGACTTTATGCCGCCGCCGCCGCCGAGCGACTATCCGCGCTGGGTGTGCGGCGAGATTGCCAAGAATGCCATCGAGGAACGGGAGATCGAAGAGCGCGCAGCACTGGCGCGCCCGCCCGAACCTGATCCGCACTCGGCCGAACGCGCAGAACCTTTGGCCGAACTTGCCAGCCTGAGAGAGGAGTTGGCCGAGCTGAAAAAACTCCTATTGGCGAAAGCGGCCCCACCGCCGCTGCTGCCGCGCCGCGGCGGTTACAGGGTGGGTAATCCGCGCGAGATCGCCGCCGAGAAACGGGAGTTGATCAAGCTGGCGCAAGAGATCGGGATTAATGCGAGCCAACGCTGGACGCTATCGCAGATCAAAGATGCGCTAGAGTTGGCCACCAGCCCGAACAAGGAGAATGCCACAAATGAGGACGGAACGTCATGAAGACAAAAAAGCCGGGCTCGATGAAAGAAGAGATCAAGCCGGTCCGCATAAAGTCACCAAAGCTGTCGTCCTTGGGAAAGGGGATGAGCAAAAAGTCGGGCATGAAGAAACAAAAGATGATGTTTTAAAGCACAACTTTCACTTTATCGCGTCGATGGACGGATCGAGCTATATGGTGATGGTTGATGATTCCCGTGATGTAAAGGCCGAAATCTCGGATCAGGAACTTGGTGAAATCTTTAGCGAGATGGGAAGCTCCGAACTGCAGCATCTCGCCTACATGCAATCGATGCCGGCGCAATATCCGCGCTGGGTTCGCGGCAAGGTGGCCCACGACGCCGAGGAAGAAGCCAAGCTTAACGGAGAGCTTCCGGACATAACAGATGATCGAGTCGGCCAGAGATTGGATACAAGATAGTCTCGAAAAAATCGGCGCTTTCGCACCGGGAGAACCGGTCGAGGGATCTGATTTGTGGCGAGCTATGGCGGTTCTCAACGACATGCTCGACAGCTGGTCGAACGAAGCTCTGACGTGTTTTACAATTTTGCAGCAATCCGCGCCGATCGTCGCCGGTAAGAATCAATACACGATCGGCGACCCGTCGCAAATCTATGGCGGCGAATGGTCGAATGTGCCGCCCCCGGATTTTCTGATGACGCGACCCCTGCGGCTGCGGCTCGGTCCTGGGGCGGCGTATCTGATGGACACCAACAACAACCGGTATCCGGTTGATGTGATCCAGCAGGACCGCTGGAATCTGATCTGGAATTTGCAGTCAACGACCTCGAACCTGCCCGACACTCTGTTTTACGATCCGCAAGTGCCGTACGGCGTCTTGAATATTTGGCCGATGCCCAACACCGGAGGGATGGTTCTGTATTGGGATTCGTACGCTCAGCTCGGGCAGCTGCGCAATCCCTCGGATCAGCTGTTGCTGCCGCCCGGCTACACCAAGGCGATCAAGGACTGCCTGGCGATTGAGTTGTGGCCGTATTTCAAGCCCGATCAGGCGAATGTCCCGCCATTGTTGATGACACTCGCGAGCAAATCGAAAGGCAATATCAAGCGCACCAATCAGCGCGAGAACATCGCCTTTTTTGATCGCGAGCTGACCGCGGCGGCGCCGCGCCCGTACAATATTTACAGCGACACTTACCGTTGAAAACGCCGATCTTTGGCCCGTACGCGCTGTCGCGCGCCCCCAATGTGGTCGATGCGCGCTGCGTCAATCTGATGCCGAGGGCGGTACAGACCAAAGAGGGCAAGGCGATCGGCGCCCTTTATCTGACGCCGGGCCTGACCAAGCTGGCGACTGTCGGCGCCGGGCCAATCTGGGGATTGCACGTTTTCAACGGGTATCTTTACGTCATCTCGGGCAGCAGCGTGTATGTGCTCGATCAAAACTATGCCGCCACCAAGGTTGGCGAGGTGTCGTCGCCGGTCACACAGGTTCCGGCGATGGAAGACAACGGCAATCAGATGGGGATCTTTACCGACAAGGGCGGGTGGCTGCTCGGCAAAACCGCCGGTCAACCGCTGACCGGGGGGACCATCAGCAACCCCGGATATAATTACGCCTTAGCCGATTCGATTGTTTTGTCCGGCATGTCGGGGTCGGCGCCGATTGTCGGCGCGACGATTATGGTCAGCGCGGTTGACGGCTCCGGGGGAGTGACCGGGTTCACCGTGACCAACGGCGGTTCGTTTGCCGATCCTAAGCCGTTGAGCTTTAACCAGGGGACCACCACCGGCTCCGGACAGAATTTTTCCCTGGACAGCCCAACCTTTGGCGCGTCCGCCAACCTTGTGCCGATCCAGTTGCCGTTTGCTGTTACCGGGCAGATCGGGGCGGCGCAGCAGGACGGGTTTCTCCTTCTCAGTCAGCCCGGCACCAACACGATCTATCAATCGGCGCTGCTCGACATGTCGACATGGCCGCCGCTGGCTTTTGCGGCGGCTGACGGCAACCCCGATCCGATCCTCGCGATGCAGGAGATCCATCGCGAGATTTTTGTCATCGAGACCTACGAGACCGAGGTTTGGGTCAACGCCGGAACGTCGCCCTTTGCCTTTGCTCGGTTGGACGGGGTCTATATCGAAGCCGGGACGCAGGCCCCGGCAACGGTGGTGCAGGTCGGCGAAGACTTGATGTGGCTGGCGCAGAACCGGGATGGGACGGCGATCGTCATCCGGGTGCGGGGCTATAACCCGATCAATGTCACCGATCACTCGGTCGCGGCGATCTGGCAGAGCTATGACAAAACCAGCGACGCGGTTGCTTATTGCTACCAGCAGGACAACCAAAGCTTTTATGTGATATCGTTCCCGTCCGCGAACGCGACCTGGGTTTACGACGTCACCGAGAGCGAACTGTTGGGCATTCCGTGCTGGCATCAGCGCGCCGCCCTCGATCCGCAGACCGGGGCCTTTATCCGTCATCCGGCCCAAGTGGCGCTGTCGTCGGTGCAGGGCGCTTTATTCAACAACCAAATGGTTCTTGGGGCATGGGCCGACGCCAATATTTACGCGTACGATTTTGCCAGCCTGACCGATGACGGAGTGCCGCGCAAATGGCTGCGGTCGTGGCGCGCGCTGGCGCAGCCGGTGATGCAGCCGCAACGGTTCTCGCAACTCCAAGTCGATATGCAGACCGGCGCTTGGGTTGGCGATCCGCATCAGGTGGATGATCCCAAGGTCAGCCTGACGTGGTCAGATGATGGCGGGCACTCTTGGGCGCAGGGGCGCATCGGCGCCGCCGGCGCTACCGGCGAGACGGCGAAGCGAGTGATCTTTCGCCGGCTCGGCAGCACTCGGCGGAATTCCGGACTTGACCGGATCTTTGAACTGTCGTCGGCGGACCCGTTTCCGGTGGCGATCGTCGGCGCTGAGTTTGAGTGATGCAATCGACGATCCCTCCGCCGCGTGAGGCTCCGATCCAAGGGCGGCAAGAATGGTTCACCCGGACGTGGTGGCGATTTTTTAGCCATAACGAGGCCACCGCCAACTCGGCGCAGGGCGCCGCGGAGGCGGCGAGCACCGCGGCGGCGGCGGCGCAGGCGAGCGCCGATAATGCCTCTGCGGCTGCAGCAGCGGCGCAAGTGAGCGCCGATAATGCTGCAGCTGCGGCGGTGGCGGCAGCGGCAGTTGCGGCGTCCGCGGCGGCAGCGGTTTCCGCCATCGAGGATGTCGGATCGCAAGCCTTGCTGCGGCCAATGCCGGTGGTTCCAAGTCAGGATCAGTTGGTCTGGATGGCGCTGATGGCGCGCGGCCCGTTATGACGGTAACACCCGCCGCCCTATGGGGACCGCTGGCGCTCGGGACGAGCAATGCGGCGATCTATACGCAGGTCGCAGGGCTCGGCATCGTCACGGAGGCGTTGTTCGCCAATGTCGGGGCGCTGGCGGTTCACCTTAAGGTGTGGGTTGTACGGTCGGGGGGCTCCGCAGGCACCGCCAACCAGATAATCGGAGCCACGGCGACCGGCTTCGCGATCAGCTCGGGACAGTCCTATGTTTCCCCCGAGCTTGCCAATCTGGTGCTGGGCGCCGGCGACGCCATCTGGGCGGTGTGCGATACCGCGGCCAGTCTCAACACGGTTGGGTCGGGGTGGACGCAATGAACTTTGGCAAGATGCCCTTTAGACTGCCCGTCGATCCGCTCTTGGCGCAGCTCGAGGCGCATGAGGAATTGTGGAACCAGCGACCCGAGCGCCGGCTGATGCCGAACTCGCCGCATTGCGAGACCGACGATATCTGGCTGCGCTACAAGGCCGAGATCCCGACCAGCCATACTGAGCCGTTTTATAGCATCTGGTACCCCGAGGCCGCGTGTCTCAGCGAGGCTCGGGAATTGTCGATGATGCTGATGGCAAAGCTTGGCGCGACGCATTTGGGCGGCGTCCTGATTACCCGCGTCCCGCCCGGCAAAAAGGTCTATCCGCACAACGACCGCGGCTCGTGGCATGCCGAGTTTCACTGGATCAAAGTCTATGTGGCGCTCGAAAGCAATGCCGGATGCCGAACTTGGTTTGCCAATGATCGCGGCGATTTCGACGGGTTTCGGATGCGCGCCGGCGAGGTGTGGCAATTTGACAATCAGGTCGATCATTTCTGCGAAAACCGGGGCAACACGCCGCGCACCAGCCTAATCGTGTCGATGAGCCGAAAATGAAAAAACCCTTGCCGGCTCACGGCCACGACATCGAGATCACCCAGCCGATCACGGTCGATATCACGACCGTTGACGGCGTCTTTATCCGTCAGATGGTGGTCCGGAATGCCGGGACTTTTTGTCCGCAGCATTCGCATGTCTTCGATCATACGACGATGCTCGCCAAAGGGCAGGTCTTTCTCTGGCGGGACGGCTGTCTCGATCAGCGTTACGCCGCACCGGCGGCGATTGTCATAAAGGCCGGGGTCAAGCATCTGTTTCAGAGCCTGGTGGACGACACGATCCTCTACTGTATCCACAATCTGCACGGCGCAGAAATGGTCCAGCTGCTCGCCGAGCATGATATCGCGGAGTATGTCTGATGCCGTTTGCGGTTGCGGCTGGCATCGGCGCTGTAGGGTCGATCGCTGGCGGTCTGCTATCGGGCGGGGCGGCCAAGAGTGCGGCCAACACCCAGGCGAATGCCGCCGACCAAGCGGCACAGACCCAACTACAGGCGCAGCAAGCGGCGATCGCCGAACAGCAGCGGCAATTCGATGCGCTGCAACAGCAGCTGGCGCCGTTCTCCCAGGCGGCGTCGGGGTCGGGCGGCACCCTGTCGCAGCTGCAAAACCTACTGAGGCCCGGTGGCGGCCTGGCCCCGTCAGCGCAGGATTTTGCCCAGCCTGGGCCGGTCCCGCAATACAACATGCCGGCGTTTACGGCGCAGCAATTCAAGGCGTCGCCGGGCTACAATTATCAGCTGGGGCAGGCACAAAATTCGATCCAGAACAGTGCTGTCGGGCGCACCGGCGCGCTCTCCGGCAATATGCTGCAGGGTTTGCAGCAAAACGCAACCGGGCTGGCCTCACAGGATTGGTGGAGCGCCTACAACGCGTACGCGCAAAACTACCAGAACCAGTTCAACGCCAACAACCAGAATTATTGGCTGGACACTCAGTCGCGCACCCAGTCGCTGAACAATTACTTTGCGATGTTGAACGCGCTGACCGGCCAGGGGCAGAGTGCTGCGGCCGGCCAGGGCGCCGCCGGGATTCAGACCGGGTCCAATATCGCCAATACCCTTTTGGGAACGGCCGGCAATATCGGCAACCTTCAGACTTCGGCGGGGGCGGCGCAGGCGGCCGGGCAGGTCGGGTCGGCCAACGCCTTTACGGGCGGGATAAATTCGCTATCGAACTTGTTGCTGTCACCTTATGGCGGGAGCGGCGGCGGGTTCAATCCGAGCCAGACATTGATCGGGCAATTGCTCGGCGGCGGCGGCGGGGCCGGCGGCGGTGGGGCCAATCAGAGTCCTGATTACTCCACATACGCAATGGGCCTTCCATTTTAATGAGATAGGCTGATGCCGCTCGACCCGACGATATCGCTCGCTGCGGGCCAGCCCTCGGGACCGTTTGGTCCCGACATGAAAACGCTGCTGACCCTGCAGGATCTGGCGGTCAGAACCCAGATCAACCGCGACGCGCTGCAGGGGCAGAACGCGCTGCGCCAGCTCTACGGCAACCGGTCGAATATCGGGCCGAACGGCTTACCGACCCCCGATGCCATGAACCAGTTGATGCAGGCCAGCCCCGAGACCGGCATCAACTTTATGAAAACGATGGCCCAGATGGGCCAGCAACAGATGCGCTCGCAATACCTCGGGACCGAGGTTGCGGAAAAGACGCGTGGGCGGTTGATCAATGAAATAGGCGCGCCGGCGGCGGCGGTCTGGGATGACACCTTCAAGAAAACCGGCAGCCGGCAGCAGGCCGACCAGGCCGCCCAGCAGGCTTTCACCGAGAACCGTAATCGGGTTAAGGCCGAAGGTTGGGCGGGGTCGGCAATCGATCAGGTGCCGAACGATTTCAACTATCAGCGCACCAAGGCCAATGTGCTGGGCTACAAACAGCTCCAGGGCGAGGCCCGTAAGGACCGCGAGGAGGCGCTGAGACAAGAAGAATTTTCTCAGAAAACCCAAAATGAGGCGCAACAGAGAGACACCGCCAAACAGAATCTGCTCTTAAATCAGCAGAAAGCCTTTGTCGAATATGGGATTCCGATTCCGGGTCAGCCAGCAGCCGCACCCGCAGCCGGCGCGGCGGGTGCTTTAGGTTCCGATGTCCACGGCGAAGAGTACCTGAAGACCCTCCCGGACGATGGCCGGCGGGCTCAGGTCAAGGCGCTTGCTGAGGGTCGGATGCCGTTTCCGACCGGATTTTCGATGCGCTCGCCGATGATGCAAACGCTTATCCGGGAGGTGAGTCAGTACGACCCCAGCTTTGATGCCGCTGATTACAAGCGCCGTTCCAATACCTACACGGCGTTTACGACCGGCAAGCAGGGGCAGAACATTGCCTCGTTCAACACTGTTCTCGGTCATCTGGGTACTCTGCGCAATTCAGCCGATGAATTGCTGTCGCTGGAACCGTTCAAGGGTCGGTTTGGTGGGGCGAACTGGCTTAGCCAATCGGTGCTGAGCGGCACCAAGGGGGGGCTTACGCCTAGAGACAGCAAGGAATATGCTGCGATGCAGCAATTTGCTCTCGATGCGCAGGGCGTGGCCTCCGAGATGGAGCGTGCGTTCCGCGGAACCGGCGGCAATGTGACGGAAATCGAGCAGTGGAAGCAGCGGCTCGACAGCGCCAACAACCCTGACGCGATGAGAAAAGTGATCGAGGAGGCCGGCAAGTTGCTGGGGTCTCGCATCGATGCGCTGAATGATTCGTATCAGCGCGGCATGGGGCCGCGGCGTGAAGTTAGCGAATTGCTGTCGCCGCGCGCTCGGCGCGTTTATGAGGCAATTCAAGCGGGCGAGCCGCCCCCCAGCGAGCAGATTATTCCATCTGGGCGAAATCAGGCCGGCGCGGCGGTGCCGATCCCGCCGCAAACGGCTGGCGCCGCACAACCGCCGGCGCCGCAACCCCAGGCAGGGCAATCGCCAGCGGCGCCGGCGGTCGGTACGGTCATGCAGGGATATCGCTTCAAGGGCGGCGATCCCTCGCGGCCCGAGAGTTGGGAGCGACCGTAAGTGTCCGGCGCTCCTTGGGAGCTTTTTGCGCCGCCCTCGCCCCAGCCGTATCAGTTTCCGGGGTTGGTGCCGCCGACGCCGCAGCCGCGCCCGACTCCTCCCGCCGCCGCCGAGCCGGCGGCTGATCCAAATGCGCCGGTGCCGCGTCAGAGGGTCGTCGATTACTGGCGGTCCAAGGGCGTGTCGGATCACGTCGCTGAAGGCATCGCCGACGCGCTGCATGGCGAAAGCGGTTTACGGCCGCTCGCGGTCAATCCAACCTCCGGGGCCACCGGCCTAGCGCAAGACCTGGGGCCGCGCAAGACTGCGCTTACAAGCCAGCCTGATTGGCAAAACCCGCAGGTGCAGCTTGATAACATGTATCGGGAGGTTACCGGCGGCGATCCCGAATCTACAGCGAACTGGGACAAGATAAAGAATGCGCCGACGCGGGAGGCGGCGAGACAGCTGTGGAGCCAGCATTTCGAGCGTCCGGGGCCGACGGGCGCTCCAAAGACTGAGGGGGCGGGATGGAGAATATCGCCCACGGCGCTTAGTTCCGCGCAAGCTACCCCGAACACTGATGTCCGATGGATGTCGCCGGCCGATTATCTGGCGCTGACGCCCGACCTCGATGAGACGGCCCCAACCGCGCAGCGGCGGTCGCTGAGCAAGAGTCTGGCGGCGGGCGAGGACATTCAGGAACTTCCGGCCCTCGATGTCGCCGCGAAAGACGGCAAGTTGCGGGTGACCGATCAGGACGGGCGCAACCGCGCTCGCGCCGCGCAACAAGCCGGGGTCGACTTGATCCCGGTGGCGATCAAGGGCGTCCCTCGAGGCGGACAGTTTAGCGAGATCGTCGGCATGCGGCCCGACGCCCAGCCGCGGAAGTATGATTTTGCGGTAGCGCCGGTGAGCCACCCGTGGGAAGCCTACGCGCCGCCGCAATCGCCTGGAGCGTCCGAGACGCCGGGGTTCTGGGAGGGGGCGCGGTCGATCGTGGGCGGGGCCGCGAAATTAGCTGAACAGGCTCTGCCGACCGGGGTGTCGTCGGCGATCAACCGATTGAACAACACACTTTCCGAGGCGGGCCTGCCCCTTGCGCGCGTGCCCGAGGGCGGCGTTTCGCAGATGGAGGAGGAGCGTCAGCAGGCGCTGGAGCGGCAACGTGGCCCGCAGCCGACCTGGGGTGAGGTTGCCGGCGAGACCGCGGCGACATTGCCCTTGATGGCCTTGGGCGGAGGCATCCCCGGCGTAGTGGCGGCGGGCGCGTTGTCCGGGGCTGCGGCGCCAACCTCCGGGCCGGATTACTGGTCGCAGGTCGGCCAGAATGCATTAGTCGGGGCCGGTACGGCGTTGGGGCTGCGCCAGGTCGGCCAAGCGCTTGGGCGTGCCATTGCGCCGGAATTTCGCAAAGCGGTCGATACCCTGTTGCAGCACGGGGTCAATCTGACCCCCGGCATGCTGGGCGGACAGTTCGGGCGGGTTATGGAATCGGTCGGCCGTTCGATCCCGCCCCTCAGCTTGGCGATCGAGCATGGCCGCCGCCAGGCGATCGAGTCATTGAACCGGGCGGTGTGGAATCGGGTCTTGGAGCCGCTAGGGGAAAAATTGCCTGATCATATCGCGGTTGGCCGCGACGCGGCCGATTGGGTCGGAAAAGTCATTCAGGATGGATACAGCAAGGTAATCCCGCATCTCAGTTGGGATAATGCCGCCCGAGACGCCAGGGTGTTTTTCAATGACGTCCATGACGTCGCCAGGAGGGCGCAGGCCAATTTGCCCGACCAGCAATTTAAAGTATTTGGCAACATCATCAAAGATCAAGTGGTCGGGAAATTGGCAAGGCCGAATGTCGACGGGGAAACTCTTAACGGCATCGATCAGATGCTGGGGAGCGAGGCGACGGGATATCGTCATGACCCATCTTTCGACAATCGAAAGCTCGGCGTTCATTTGAACGAAGTGCAGCTTGGGTTTCGGACGGCGATTGAGAAAATGTCCGGCGAGGCGGGGCGGGGATTGCGTGATTTGCGCGGCGCGTACGCGAATTACGTGCGAGCCGCCCGCGCGTCGGCAGCGCCCGGCGCTAAAGAAGGGGTTTTTGGCCCCGGCCAACTAAAAACCGCTGTTCGACAATCCGACCCGTCTCTCCGTAAGATGGATTACGGGAAAGGCCATGCGCTTTTGCAGGATTTGTCCGATGCGGCGGATGCGGTCTTGCCGAGCGTTGTCCCGGACTCGGGAACGCCGCTGCGCGGGTTGGCTATCGGAACGTTAGCAGGAGGTCTAAAGGGTCTCTACGCCCCGCATGTGCTGGGGGCTGAGTTAGCAGCAATGCCGCTATATACGTCTCCGGGGATGAGTCTTCTGCGTAATTACGCGACCGTTGCCCCGGTGATCCGCAATCATCTCGCCCAAATCCCAAAGCTGGGGGCGCGCGCCGTGGCGCCGGGGCTGTCTTTTGAGATGGCGCGGCCATGATCTTGGCGAGCCGCAAGCCCCAGCCATATGCGCGGCCCGGCGGTTTTGGTTTGGGCGGGAAAATTTTACGTTTGCCTGACAGCAGCAGGTTGCCGATAGCAGGGCCGGCCCCCGCCGCCATCGCGTCTAAGAAGTGGGACATCTGCCCCTCCGGGAAATTTGGCGGGCGTTATGTGCTCGCCGAAAAGGCAAAGTCAACATGCGCGTTGTGATTGAAACGATTCCGCACCGCGAGCAGCGCTACGATACCTGCGGCGACTGGCAGTTTGTCGACGGCGATCTGTTGATACGGGTCAGTGAGTTAGGCAATTGGCGGATGGAAATGCTGGTCGCGCGGCATGAGCTGGACGAGGCGCTGTTATGCAGGGCGCGCGGCATCGATCAGCAGTGGGTCGATGATTTTGATCAGAGGCATCCGGATCTCGATGAGCCGGGCGAAGACCCTGCCGCCCCGTATCATTGCGAGCACATGATCGCGTACGCGGCTGAGCTGACCTTGATGAGCCAGATTGGCGTCGATTTCGAGGAATATCGCGATCGGCTGGCTGCCCTATGAATGTTCTGATCGTCGACAGCGATCGGGTGGGGCTGGATTTCGCACTGCGCTGCGCGGCGGCCGGTCATGAGGTCCGCTGGTTTCGCTATTCGCGTGCTCCCGTGCATGACGGCGAGGGCTTTCCCGAGATCAAGATTGTCGACGATTGGCGCCCGCATATGGTTTGGGCCAAGGACGGCCTGATCCTTTTGACGAACAACAATCGGTTTCTCTATGAGATCGATCGCTATCGCGAGCACGGTTTCCGGATTTTTGGGCCGACCGTTGCGAGCGCCAATCTAGAGATCGATCGCGGCGCCGGTATGAAGGCGATGCAGGCCGCCGGCATTGAGGTGCCGCCCTACCACGAATTCGGCAGCTTTGAGGAAGCGTATCGGTTTGCCCGCAAGAGCAATGAGGCTTGGGTGTTCAAGCCGCTCGGCGACGAAAATGACAAGTCGCTGACTTATGTCTCGAGCTCGCCGGATGATTTGGTGGGGTGGCTCAAACACAAGATCGAGACTGGAAAGGTTCTAAAGGGCGCCGGCATATTGCAGCAGAAGATCGATGTTTTGGCGGAGGTCGGGGTTTCGGGCTGGGTTGGTCCGGAGGGTTTTTTGCCGGACAAGTGGCAGGTTTGTTTTGAACACAAGAAGCTGATGTCGGGCGAGGTTGGGCCGCAAACCGGCGAAATGGGCACGGTCTGCGGCTACGCCGAAGACGATCGCCTGGCTGACGAAATGTTACGGCCGATGGAACCGATTCTGCGCGCCATCGGCCATCGCGGCGATTTTGCGATTGGCGCGATCATTGACCGCTCCGGCAAGGCGTGGCCGTGCGAATTCACCGCGCGGTGTGGCTGGCCGACGTTTTGGATTCAGACCGCCTCGCATCGCGGCGACCCGGCGAAATGGATGCGTGACCTGCTCGATGGGAAGGACAGCTTGCGGGTGTCTTACGATGTGGCGATCGGCGTCGTCTGTGCGCAGCCGCCCTTCCCGTACAACACCAATCCGACGATCAATACGGTGAGGAACCCCATTTTCTGCGAAGCGCCGGCCGATCAGGTGCACCCGGTATCGGTGATGCGCCGCGGCGGCGAATGGCAAACGACCGATTCTTATGTCTTGGTTGTGACCGCTCTCGGCAAGACGGTCGAGCGGGCGCGCGACAAGGTTTATCGCGCCGTTGAGCAAATCCACTTTGCCGATATGATGTATCGTGACGATATCGGGGAGAAGCTTGAGTCGCCGCTACCCGCGCTGCATAAGGCAGGCTGGGCGAAGGAGATAGCATATTGACGTATGGCGTGCCGATCCCGGCCGGCGAACTCCAGTTCTGCGATGGGAACGGTCATCCGATCGCCGGCGGCTACGTCTATATGTACGAGGCGGGCACGACGGCCCCGGCGATAACGTGGCAGGACGCCAATCGGACGACGCCGAATACCAACCCCATTCTGCTTGATGGCGATGGCCGCTGCCGCATCTGGGGGGCGGGTCAAACCTTATATCGTCAGGTGGTGCAGGATCGCGACAGCAACCTTTTATTTGATCAGCTGATCGGCTTCCCGGCAACCGATATCGTCGCGACCAGTCTCACGGTCACCGGGGCGACGCAATTGGGCGACCTGACGGTTACCGGAGCGACACAGCTGGCCGGCCTAACGGCCGGAGCGACACAGCTGGCCAGCCTCGCGGTTACCGGGGCGACGCAATTGGGTCCCGACCTGCATGTTGCGGGCAGCGTTTTCGCCGATGGCGAGCTGACGGCCGGCCCGGATTCTGCTCACAAGATCGAGCTCGGGTGGTTTGGCAATGCCGCCTTTGTGAAGTTCAGAAAGGAGACCGGGCCCGGCACCGGAGACGGCATTGTGTTCGACCCCGCCACCGATGAATTCAGGTTCTTCTCTCCGGAAGGGAATGATTTCTTTATCGTAAACCCGAGCATTACTAGGTTTTATGCGGGCCTCGTAAGGATTTTCCACGATCTTACGGTTGATGGCAGAGTATCGATTGGCGGCACTTCGTCAGACTTTTTCCTGGATTATCCGGGCGGGTCGGCTGAGATCCATTTGAGCCCCCTCGCCTCCATCCGCGTGACCGGCGATGGTAAACTGCAGCTTATATTTAACGCGCAATCCAAGATGATTGTCGACGACGCGGGGGTGGGGTTCAACAGTCATAACCCGCCTGGGATTCCAACAATCACCGGCAGCGTCAGCGGCGCCACCGCGTCAGTCCTGACTCAGGTATTACAAATTCTCGACCAGCTCGGGCTAATTGTGGATGGAACGACGGCATGAGATGGATCGGGACCTTTCTATTTGTGGTGGCCGGAATGATGGCCGCCCCGGCTTTGGCGCAAAGCCCGCCGACGCAGTGCTTGTCGATCGTGCAGGCGGGCGGGACCGGGGACGCGATCCAATTCCCGAAATTGCCGTGCTGGCCGACCACGACCATGACGATGATGTATGTGACGGGGAACAATATGACGGATTCCCCGATGATTTCGGTGTTGAATGCAGGCCCGGCGCTGCCTTTGGTGAATTTTGACGGAACGCCGTTGGCGCCGGGCGATCTGCTGGCCGGCGAGCACATTCTGCTGGGGTTTGACGGGGCGAAGTGGTTCACCCTGACCGGCCCGGCGACGGCAAAGCTGCCGCCGACGACATGTCCCGTCATCGACAGCTACGGTGGGTCGGGGGACAACACCGTTGATAATGTGGCGGCATTTAACGCCGCACTGGCGGCGCAGCCGGCGCTAACGAAGTGTGTGACGTTGGGGCGCGGCACTTATTACTTCGGCTCGACAATTTCCATATCCTTGGCGGCCGGAGAAGCGATAACCGTGCAGGGACAGGGGCAGCAGGTTTCGGCTATGCGATGGCACGGAATCGACGGGTTCCATTTCTCGCAGGGCAATCAGCAATCAGTCATACATTTCCGCAGCCTTACCGCACTCACCGACGTTTCCGACGGCGGCACGTGGGTAACAATGACCGGCGTCGGCAATCAGCACCAGCCAACCTATTCAGATTTTACGGACGTAACGATCGCCGGGGATGATTACCTGGGTCACTGGTGGACAATGGGCGTACTGTCGAATTCCTGGGGAAATCTTAATTTCATCAACTTTGAGTATTGGGGCGCGACGCCAAACGTCCCGTTGGGGTGGGGCAACGGCTACTTTACTACAGTAGGGAAAGCGGTGGACCTTGAGGCCGACGCCGACAAGGTGTCGGTTGACTACAATTTCTTTAACCCAAACCTTAATTACGTTGGAACCGCAATTACCTACGGCAACAATGTTCAGGGCGTCAATGTAGTTGGCGGCAATATCGTTGGCGGCGATTATGGTATCTTTGTGCCGTTTAATGCCGACACCGGGACAGATCAGCTTACCATTACCGGGATAACTATTAGTGTGCGGACAGCAGATGTTCAGACGCTGCAAGGAGTGTTCGGCACCACTATATCTAATTCGTTTCTTACTTGCGGTCCAGGAGGCCCAGCCACACCATCAAGTCCCGGCCTGGGTATTGACCTAGAGGGCGCGAACTCGTTTTCGATAACCGGAAACGTCATAGAATGCGGTGACGCCGGCGTGGGCTATGGGAATGATATTGTGGTGGCCAATGGTGGTGGCGGAACTATAGTGGGAAATACTTTAGGAAATTCAGCGACGGCCATATGGTTGAAGGCCGCATCCAGCAATGTCTATGTCGCGAACAATTACTCACAAAACGTAACGAACAAGGTGCTGAATGACGGCACCAACAACTCGATAGATTATGACCGTATTGGCCTAACGTTCAACAACGGGATAGCATTATTTGGCCGGGATACATCTGGTAGCCCGCACCCATTGATTTACCTGGACGGCCTAAATAACCTTGGTTTGTATAATGGCAAGGTCCAAGTGTACGATACTGGCGATTTAGGTTCTTCTGGGTCATTGTTGTCTAACGGCAATATCGCGCTCGACGGGACAGGCGGAGACTTTATCGCTCACGGGCATGCGGGCCTTGACTGTTCGGGCACTCCCACCAGTGGTTTCGCGACCTCCTCTGGAATTGTAACTCACTGCTGAGCCATAACCTAAGAGAGATCGATCTATGAGAATAGCCACCATTTGTTGTGTTGTCGTCGCGATGATGGCGTCGGCGCTACCGGCGCTCGCGCAAGTGCCGATGACCGAAGAGCAGGCGCAGATGCAGTTGCAGATGGCGACGATCAATTACCAGCGTGTGTTGATGGAAAAACAGCAACGCAGCATTGTGGATTGGCAGAAGACTTTTGCCGCGTGGTGCGGCGCGCGCCCCGCGTGTGGGCTCACGGCCTCGCCCGCGGCACAGTCGAAGCCGCCGCTCGCGCATTCCGCTCCAAATACGCAATCGAAGTTGCCGCTCGGGCATTCCGTTCCGAACGATGTGAAACCGCCGCCGGGGGTTTCCCCAAAGAGGTAGATTTGCAACGATTTTTTGGGCTCGCGCTAGTACTTTTGCTGGTGGTTGTTGGGTCCGCGTCGTCGCGGGCACAGCAAGCCTATCCGTTGCAGCCGTTTAGTTGCCCGGTTGGGCAATTCGCCTACTCGTTCAACCCAAATGCATTCGGCTTGCCGGGCTGGGTTTGCTCCACGCCGTCCGGCAGCGGTGGTGGTGGCGGCGGCGGTGATGTCCTGGGCCCCGGATCGTCGATTAACAGTTACGTCCCGATATGGGTCGGGAACGGGGGCACCCAATTAGGCACCGGCTTGCCGGCGTACGTCTCGGTAAACGGCCATACGCTAATGCTCGGCGGCGCGCTGTCGCTGCAATTCAACGATTTCTCCGGACAGATTTCCGGGACGCAGATGCCCGCGGCGAGCGGCGACATCAATCGATCGGCAGGAGCGGTAAACGAGACGGTCATTGGCTTCCAAGCTCGGCCGCTATCGGCAGCCGTGCCCACGTCGGGGCAACTAATGGGCTGGAATGGGTCAACTTGGGGGCCGGTGAATGCTCCGGTGTCGGGCATCAACGCCTTGACCCAGGATGTCAGCGCCACCGGCACAGGCTCGCAAGCCGCGACTGTGGTCGGCCTTCAGACCCGGCCGGTTGCGACAACGGCCCCGACGGTGGGGCAATGCTTGATATGGGACGGGTCGCAGTGGGCTCCGGGGAGTTGCGGCGCCGCCCCCACGACGGGCGCGCTGCTGATCGACACGGGCTCGGCATTTTTGATTCAAGCTGGAAGCAAGCTGCTCATCCAATGAAGGCGATGAACATGTTCAGAAAACTTTGGCTTGCGTTCGCCTTTATCGGGCTTGCGGTTCCGGCGTGGGCGGACGGCACGATCAATACCATCGGCGGCGGCAGCGCGCTATCGGGTTCAGAACTGATCCCGATGTTTCAGGGCTCCAATCCGGCGGTCAGCACGACACCGTCGGCGATCGGCACCTATTACGGCGCCCTGAGCATTACCGAGACGAACAAGACGCTTACCAACCCCACGATCAACGCCGCCACTTTGTCAGGCACGATTGCGGGGACTCCAACCTATTCCGGCGTGCCTCTCTATAGCGGCATCATAAGCGGAACCGTGGTTTCCGGCGGGTTCCTCGGGCTGGACTCAGGAAACCATCTCGTCAAAGCGACCCCGGCCGGGTCGAGTGACCTGTCGGGAATGACGATCGGGCAAGTGCCTATCGCCGCCACCGCCTCCACAGTCACCTCAAGCAAACCACTTGCCGGGAACGGCGCAAATGTAGCGACAGCCGCAGGGACGCTGACAAACGGGCACTGCGTGTCGATCGACTCTAATAGCAACTTTGTCGACGCCGGCGGCGCTTGCACCGTCGGCGGTGGCGGCGGCACGGTAAATGCCGGCACTTCCGGGCAGGTGGCGTACTACGCGAGCAGCACCAATGCGGTCAGTGGTTCGTCTGGCCTTGGGTTGTCGAGCACGCAAGTCACTTCAATGGCCGTTGGTCTCGGTTCTGACGCGACGGGCGACGTTTACTATCGGAGCAGCGGCGGCGTCCTGACCCGACTCGGGATTGGCTCTACGGGGAACGTGTTAACGGTTGCCGGCGGCCTTCCAAGTTGGGCAGCCCCGGCGGCCAGCGGCCTGACGGTCGGCACAACCGCGATCACCTCCGGCACCAACTACGGGGTGCTGTTCAACAATACCGGTTCGGTGCTGGGCAATACCGGTGTCGGCACATCCGGGCAGGTGCTGACATCAAATGGCGCGGGAGTGGCCCCGACTTTTCAGGCGGCGGCGGGCGGCAACGCGACGGTCGCGACCGGGATCTCGGCCGCCGGGTCGAGTTACAGCGACGCGACGCATTTGACGGCGGATTGGACCGAGGTATCGACGGTTGGCTCAGGTCAGGGCGTGGTGCAGGAAACTCCGGTCGCCGGGAAAAGCCAGTTGGTCGCCAACAACAGCGCCACGACGCTGCTGGTATATCCGGTAACGGGAGCCAATTTCGATGCGTTGGCGTCATCTCCGGCCGGGGGCTCAGCCGTATCGGTCGGAGCGGGGGCGCGCGTGCTGATATTCTGCTTCACGACGACACACTGCGATACGAAGTAGCGCGCGCTTACATGAACGTTATCGCAGCCCTTCTACTACTTCTGCTCGGGCTGAGTTCGGCTCAGGCGCAAACTGCGGTCGCGCCGTCGCCGAGGGCCTACGGGCCACCGGTGAGTACGGCGTGGGTCGTCCTGACGCCCTCGGGCGGGGATGATACAGCCGCGATCCAGGCGGCCGTGACCAACAATCCCAGCGTCTGGCTCCAGCCGACCGCGGCGAGCAACGCGTTTGACGTGCGGTCTCAGATCACGGTTCCGAACAATCACGTGATCCAGGGGCCGGGCAATTGGGTTACTGCCCTACCCGGCGGCGCCAACATAAGCGAAGCAACAGTCGTCGTGCATTGCACGACGGCCTGCAACTTCCCGACCCAGCCAAATGGGGAGCCCGCTGGGTTCTTCGCGTTACAGGATCGAAACGTCCTTCGAGGATTTACAATATACGGGAATCGTTTAACCGGGGGCACCGAGAACTGCATTACTGCGTATAATAGCTCGGCTCCCGAAATTGATCATATGATGCTGTATAATTGCTCCGTGAACGGTGTCGACAATTTTGCAAATAGATCATTTCCGGGGCAATCCTTAGATTACTCGCAGTACATGTGGCTACATGATACCCATATCTATCAGCCGGGGAACCTCTGCTACAGAGCAGATGGGAGCAATGGCGGTTTCGTCTCGGATGTCATCATTCGAAATAACGACTTGGCGCTCTGTACTTATGGGTCAATGTACCTGCACGGTAGTTTCTTTACATCCCACATCGACGGCAACCGGATGGAAGACTTCTTTCCAGGAGTCATCTTAAATGGTGCGTCTGACGTTAGCTTTACCGGCAATCTTTGTGACAAGACTACTGCGTGCTTCTCGCTTACAAATTCTCAGAATATCTCGATCTCGGGAGGCCGGCTGAACACTTGGGATGTCGGCCATACTGCCGTCCCTTCTGCCAATGTCGAATTTGCCGGGACCAATTACAACATCTCTATCGCAGGCGTTGACGCTGAGGGAGGCGACCTTGGCGTCTTCAAGGTGTATGCGGGCGGAACCTGCATTGGGTGCTCGCTCCCGGCAGCGCCTCCCGCCGGCGCTACTTGGTATGCCGACGACTACACCCGCGACATCTTGGCTCCGCAATCGACCCCGCTGACCGGCGGACAGACTGTCGCGCCCACGGGCCTGACCCTGACGGGAACGAGCTTCAATGCCCCCGACCTGTCTGGGTACACGAACTTTAACATTTCCTTACTGGCGTCATCGTGCGTCAGCGGCGGCTGCACGCTGCCGGGACCGACCCAGCTCGGGATCGGGATTGGTCAAAAGTTTCGGCTGACATTTATCCAAGACCCGACGACTGGCGGCTCGACAATCAATTGGGGGCCGGAATACCTGAACACACCGACCCTATCGAGCGTCGCCGAGACCTTCGATACCGTGGACGCCACGGTCCTGGCTGGGGGCACCGTCCAGCTTGGCAACAGCGTCACATTTACCCAACCCAACGCTAACGAGTTGACCGGCGGCTCGGGGATGACGAGCGGCTGGGTCGGCTCGAACGCGACCCTGACCACCGGAACCGGGACTAACGCAAGCGGAGCGGCGTCGGCGGCGACTACGCTGATCGAAGATGCGACCGCGAATGTTTTGCACCGTATCGTCCAGACGAACACGACGGCAAATGGGGTGCGCACGCTCAGCGTCTATGTGGCGCCGCTTGGGGCCGGAGCGACACGTTACGTCAACTTAGGCGTGACTGATTCGGTCGTCGGTCAGTACGCCGCAGTAACGATAGCCCCGGATGGTTCTGGGATTGGTCCCAATATTCTTAACGCGGAGATACTTGCGCAGGGTGTTCAGCAGAGCAACCTAGGATGGACCCGCTATTACATGACATACAAGCTGAACAGCAGCTCCGGGCATTCCCAGATTGTCGGTCTGTACAATCCGCAGCAGTCGAATACCCAATACAACGGTGATGGCGTCTCGGGGCTGAGGCTGTGGCAACCTGAGGACCGCGCCGGGACTTTCCCCGGCGCCGCCACGGTCAATGGCCTAGCGCCAGCCAATCCTACCGCGACCGCAGGGGCCGCGGCGGTTAACGGAACGGCGCTGACCTACATGCGCGCGGATGCGGCGCCTGCCGTCGCCAAGGCCGGACCCAGCACATTCGGCATCATGGAGCCGGACGGCTCGACGATAACCTGTCCGGCGGGGGTCTGTACCTCGATTGGCGGCGCGGCAACTAGCGTTGTCCAGGGCGTTACCACCGTAGGAGGCACCTGCCCATCGGGATACAACCTGTACAACAACAGCGGCATCGTCGACTGCCAGAAGAATAGCGGGCTCATCGTAACCAAGACCGCCGTTTCCGGCGTCGACTCGGCGCTGACCTTCAACAGTACGGATTTCCCGGCCAGCAGTTACAATTCTTTGGAGTTTAGATGTGTCGGCATTGTCCCGTCGGCGGCAGGCACCTCGTTCGTTGCCGAGGTCGAGACCGGCGGCAGCACGTGGCAGGCCACCTCCTATTCGGTCGCAGGACAGTATGCAGGCTCGTCTTCCCCCAACTCGGGTTCCTTTGGAACCGCGGCGGCGACCGACATTATGGATGGGCAGATGGGAACTCTCGGCACCTCGGCCTACGCCTCCCTTATGCTGACAATCGATTTCCCGAACGGGTCTGCGGCGCATAAGACGATATCCTGGAAGACAAACAATGTCTTTAATACAGACGGGCTGCTCTACTATTACACAGGATTAAGCTCCTGGACGGGCAGCAATGCTGCGCTGACCGGTTTTCGGCTGCGGTCAACAACAAACACCTTCGCCGGCGTTTGTTCAGAATCGGGATCAAACTGATGAACAAAGGATTGCTCGGCGGCATCACCGTCTGCGTCTTGTTTTGGGCGCTGGTTTTCCTTTGCGTCCACCTCGCCTTTGCTCAGACCGTCGCGCCGGCGCCGGGAACCTATGGCCCCGGTGTTTCGACAACCACTACGGTCAACGGCACCGCCTGTGCCCTTGGCGGCTCGTGCTCACCAAGTGGCTCGACCTTCGCAAATCCGTCGGCGGTCGCAAGCGACACGGCCAATAACGGTAGCGCTACAACGGCGATGCGCTCGGATGCCTCGCCTGCCGTGCAGAAAGCATCGAACGCGCAGTTCGGGCTTGCCAAGGGCGACGGGGTGACGATTGACTGCGGAACTGTTGCCGGGACTTGCGCCAGCGCTGCAGGCGTAACCAATGCGACGACCAGCACGGCGGGGACCGGGGCATCGCCGACCATCGCGCAATTCGACGCCGGCTGGTACAAGAATCTTCTCGCTGGCAGCCTGACGGCAACAATCCCTGTTTCGACATCGCTGTCGATCTATGGTGGCGTGTTCGTCGCCGGCATTAACGCGGGAACGATCGCAGCGACTTCGCCAGATACGATTACATCGGCTGCGGGAACAACCGGCCCGGGCGGGAATATTGCCGTTGATGCCGGTTGCAACGCGACAGTTACGACCAACGGAGCTGGCAATCTGTACGTCGCGGGCAATCTATGCAATGCGACAGGGGCTGCCTTTAGCGCTCTGACTTCTGGCACGAACACGATCGCCGCGATGGTCCTCGGCACCGGGGCATCGATGTCGTTTGCCGGGGCGACTCTGCCAACTCCAGGGGCTGGCGTCCTTGGCATCGCAGGCGAAGCCACAAAGCCGACCCTCGCAGCTAACGGTGAGGGCGCCGTTTGGCTGGATTCAACAACTGGCGGGCTGGGGCTGATCGGCAAAGGTTCCGGCAGCGACGTCTCGATGTACAACAGTGCTGGTACGCTTGGTTGCGCGATAGCGACAGGAACCACGACCCTCTCTTGTGTCGGGCTTCAGGGCGGCACTTTGACGGCGACGGGGGTCACGACAGTAGCTACCGTCGAGGGCGCAGAGCGCACGGTGACGGCGGGCTCGACCGACACCTTGCTCTCGACCGATTGCGGCAAGACAGTTCTTTACAACAATGCGGCCTATACGGTGACGATCCCGGCCGCGATTGTGCCGCCAGCAGGGACGAGCTGCCAGATCGATATTGTGACCGATACCGCCAACAAGGTGACGGTTACGGGAACGGCGGTCAGCGCGGCGACTTTGGTCAGCGCCGATAGCTACACCGGGACGCGAAACCTGGCTGGGGCGGGGATTTCTCTAAAGCTGATTAACGATGGCGCAGCCAAAGCATATCTGTTTGGGTTCGGCTCATGATCTGGCGCGTTTTGGCACTCTCGTTACTATTGGGAGCGCAGGTCGCATCTGCTCAAGTCGGCAATGTCGGGGGGCCTTCGTATGGCTTTAATGCTGTCCCGAACACGATTACGGGGATCAACCTCAGCGCCTCAACCTTCACAAGCGCGGCAGCCAGCGGCACTGTGATCGGGATGCCCTCGGCGACGGTCTCGGGCGGGTCGTTTACGGGGACGATCACGGTTGCTGCAAGCCGCACGACATGTAGTCCGGCGTCGCAATCGAATACATCATATTTTCAGAAGCCGTCCACTTCGCTTGAGACGAACGGCATCCTCTATGCGGGCACCTATCACGTCTGCCTGACCGCAACCGATGCGGCCTTCACTAATTCGCCAGCTTCGTTCTTGGTCGCGGTGACGGGGACCGGAACGGCGTGCTCGCAGGCCGTGGCATTTTTGGGCCGGAGCGATGTCACCGCTCTCTCGCTCGACGAGGTTCACACCAACGGCTACGTCAACCTGATCTGCAACATGGTGACGCACGGCCTGATCAACGCCAGCGCCACGATGATCAGCACCGGCGGCACGCACGCCTATTGCGGCCTGCCAACCGGGGGAGCTGCCGAGTTCGATTTCTTGCACATCGAGGCGACGCAGACAGCGGCTGCGGCGCTGATCGATATTTGCAATCACTATCCGCTGACTGCGCACGGCTCGCCCACCTTCACGGCGGATTCGGGGTATCTCGGCGTTGATGCAAGCGCGACGGTCTATCTGGACCCCGTCTATGCTGCGAATACTGCCGGCGGCTGGTACCTAAAGGATGACGCGCATCTTGCGGCGTGGTCATTCACAAACGCTCTCTCCGGCGTCTCCGGGGGCGTCGTGATTGGTGGAGCGGCCAACACCGGCGCCGGCAGCTCGGGCATCACGCCTCGATACAATGACGGAACCGCGCAATGTCAGATAAATTCTCTTGGTGCTGCGTCGGTCAATATAACCCAAGCAGACAGCTTGGGATTTTACCTCTGTACGCGCGTAGCCGCATCCGGCGCGGGGGCTGTCGTTTCTTACCGCGCCGCCGCATCGATCGGCTCGGGTACGGGGTCAAGCAACACCGTCATGGGGGCGGCCGCGGTTTTGGTCATTCATGAAGCCTCGGGGGTAGATAGCGGCGGCGCCTACGTCATCGGCCTGGACAGCGCTGGAGCGAGCTTTACCTCAACCGACGAGGGGCATTACTATAACGACGTTTGCAGCTACTGGATGACGCCCGTTCATGGGTCATGCTGATTACCGCATGGCAAAGTACCTCGCTCTCGCCATTGGGATCACACTTGCGCTCTGCGGCTTTAGTGTTTTCAGGGGCGGCACCGCACCGCCGCCTATCGTCTTTTCGCTCGCAACGAATAGCCCGGCCGGCAACGACAGCAACGCGGGGACGGCGGCGAGCCCGTTTCTGACTCCTGCCAGGGCGCAGACCGCGGCACGAGCGGCGATCACCGCCGGGCGCTGCCCGATTGTCGAGGCACGCGGCGGGGCTACACCTTACTTCATGAGCGCGGCCCTCGCGTTAACCTCAGCCGACAGCGGCAGCGGATGCACGATCAGGTGGCAAACCTACCCCGGCGACAGTCCGGCAGAGCTGTCGGGCGGCAAGCTCGTTACGTCGAGTTTTGTGCTCTGCACCACGGCAAGCGTACCATGCCAGGCCGGGGCCGCGGGGATCTACCAAACCGACTTGACCAGCCAGAGCCTGACGCCGGTACTTGACATATATGTCAACGGGACGCGCTACGAGCCGGCGGCGAGCCCGCTGTTCCCGGCCGGGTGGACACTCAACACGAACGTCAATCTGACCGCCCCCGGTAGCTCGGGGTGCTCGGGAACCTCGCTCGCCGGCTGCACCAACCAGAGCGAAATCCACATCCGCGCCTCGACCGATTTCACGTATGGGGATTTCAAGGTCGCCTCGGTTGCGGGAACCGCCATTACGCCAGCCGGAACCGGCTTTGCAAACTTTCAGGCCGTTGAAAGTTTCGGCAACTTCCATCCGCGCGTCATCCAGGTCTACAACGCATTTGAGCTGCTGACGGCGGCGAATTGTCAGGCTATAGGCGCTACGCCCTCGTCGACCGGCGGATGCTTCTATTGGAATCGCTCGACGAATCTCCTGTACGTGCTGCCGATATCAGGCGTCAATATGGCGACCGCGACGGTGATCATTCCGCAGCTTACCACGCTGATGACGGGGACCGGTGCGCACCACATCGCCTTTTCGAATCTTATTCTTGAACATGAGGCGTCGACGCAGTTCGACAGCAGCTATGGGTTTGCTACGGCGTTCGTGAACGCGCTGTGCGGGCCGGTCCCAAATTGCACCAGCATCACCGATGCGGGCAATCCGAATATGCCGGCGGCCATCACCTTCGATGGCGCATCGCACGACATCAGCTTCACGAACACGGCGATCTCCCACAATGCCGATCGCGGGCTGTGGTTCAAAGAGGGGTTTCAGCACGCGTCGGTAACGCTAAACCAGTTTCTTGATAATGGCGGCGGCGCCTGGCAATTCGGCGGGCGCAACGACGGAAACCAATCGAACGCTGCGTTACAGACTTGCTGCGGGGACTTTGAGAATAACCAAGTAGACGGAGAATATCAGTTTCACGGCGTCGCGCCCGTTGCCGCAGGCTATTACCGCGACACGGTGATTTCGCACAACGCTTTACTCGGTTACGGTGTGCTTGGTACGGGCTTCGGTTTTTATTACATACCAGTACATATCGGCTGGATCGGAGCGGCGAGCGATACGCCCGGCTATACCGCCAATAACACGACCAATTACAACCAGGTGCTGGGAGCTTGCCAGGGATCGAACCAGGGAGCCTCGCCCAATACCGCGACCGACTGCGCTGCCTTTCATTCCAATGGCGCAGAATTGAACAGTTTTGCTGAATTTAACGACTTCCAGCACATGGGGACCAGTCTGCAAACCTGCCTTTATCTTGACAACGCAACGAGCAATCTTACTGCAGAGTTCAACGATTGCGCGTACGGTGGCGGCACAAGTGGGTGGGCCTTTATCAACAGCACGAACGGTGGACCGCTTCTCGCCACAGGCAACACGGTAACAAACAACTGCAATGGCCTTACCTCTACTGGATTTACAGATTTTGGGACCAGCAATACTACGAGTCCAAACTACAATTACACGAGCGGCAGCCCGCCTTCCACGCATCCGCCAACACCATCGTGTACCGAAATCATCGCTGGGGCGGGGGTTGTTGGCTCGCCCGGCCCGCACTGATGCCTATGGAACGCCCTGATGACTGATCTCACCCGCCGACAACTGCTGCAGACGACCGCAGCCGGAGCGGTCCTGGCGATGCTGCCCGAGACGGCCGAGGCGGGGTTCGGGCTCTTTCGGGGTGGCGCTGCGGTCTCGACAACCAACGGCACGACCGCGCAGGCGGCGGAGATGGTCTCCGATATGAACCACCGCATCTCCTTCGATGGGTTCTCGACCCTGTTCCTGCCGCCGTGGAACCAAGGGGCGAGCCAGGGCGACAACCCCGGCGCGCAGTATTCGTCGCAGGACACGCTGGCGGCAGGCTCGTTCCCGACGACGATGACCTTAGTGCAGGACGGCACGATCGCCGGCGGGGTGCCGACGCAGAGCTTTGGCTGGGTGTTCCGTCCCGGCGACATCCCGGCCGGCAATGTCCCGGTCTTTACCGGGCCGGGGGCGATCGTCTGGGGCTTCTCGGCAGGGCTGTGGGTCTATTGGCCGGACGGCTCGCTCAGATGGGCCGCGTTCGCATTGATGCCGCCGACGGGCTTTGCTCCGGCGCTCAACTCAACGACCACGATTGCGATCTCGAATGGCGGAGCTGGAACCTGGCCGGCCTCCTCGCGCACCCTCAGCGAGGTGTACGCCCAAAACCTGGCCGTCAACGGGTTGGCCCCGGTATCGTTCACCGTTCCGCACAACGCGCGCTCGGCGAGCATGTACGCGCTGCTGAACGGCGACTCGAACCAATATTATGCCGTCAAGGACCTCGATGGGGCGGCTGGGGCGCGCTGGACGATCAAGACCAAGATGCAGGCGACCACGACGGCGAACGGGACGCCCGACCCGCAATTTGTCGTCACGCATCGCATCTTTGCGCTGAACACCCCGTCGGGAGCGCTCGCCGGGTTCCGCTGGTTTGGGGAAATCCGCAACCCGTTTTACAACGACTCGACGGGCGCCAAGCTCTATCAGGTGTTCGAACCGCCGAACAGCGGGACGCCATCAGCCGGCCTCAACTGGCAGACGGTCGGACCTGGCGGCAGCGGGACAGTGAACAATCGGCCAATCGTTCCAGGCGATGCGCCCGCACCGTTCTTTAATGGCGCAAAAGACTTCACGGGGTCGATCAGCGGCAGCGTCTTGACCGTCACCGGCGGTTCAGTGCCGACCGGGTTCCTGACGGTCGGAGCGGTCGTCACCGCCCAGTGGACCGGTTCGCAGCCGCTGGTCGTCACCGGGTGGGACTCATCGATGCCATCGATGACGAAGGCGCTGTTCCTCTTCCCTGATGGAACGGTCACATACTGCGTCCCGGACACGGCGCCGCCCGACGGCGGGAATGGCAATTGGTCTCCCTATATCGCGCCGGCGCCTTTTGGGCCATCTCAGATCGTGGTCAGCAACACGATCGCTACCGCCGGCACGGGCGGGGGCCTGTTCGACGGCGGCGCCCTCACGGGACAATACCAGATCGACTACCAGTTGACGGTTGCGGGCGGGGATCTGCCGGGGCAGCGCGGCACCTATCAACTCTCGGGAACGGGACCAACGTCAATATCCGCGCGGGCAATGACCTATTGGTCAGGATACTACGTATATAGTCGGACGACCCCATCGGGCTATTATAGCGGCGGCAAGCAGGGCAATGTAGTGCCCTGCGTTTTAACTGGCACTCTACCGTCGACAAGCTTCTACGGCGGCACCAGTCCATGTGACGGGACTAATGGTAGTGTTGTCTGGCCCGTCTTTGGGGGAATTCAGTATAGACTAATGCCGGCCACATACATTCCGCCCAACGGCATAGTCTATAACGATGTTGCGATCGGGACGCTGACGCCCGTTCCGGCCTTCGCGCCATTTACCCGCTTCAACATGGCGACGGCTGAAGGCAAGTATAACTTTTTCCAAGGCGCTGGCTCGGTCGCGGCCGACACGACCTTGCGGGTTCAGATCAACCAGACCTATTGGAACTCGACCGGCACCTTTATGCCGATGGATATGAGCGTGATCGGCGGCCCGATGTGGCCGTTGCCCGACACGCCGTGGCAATATCCGTGGAATCCTTACACGGTGACGGATGTCAGAACAGCCGACATCGGCACGGGCGGCCCGCCGGTCGAGGTCGGCCTGATGTGCAACGTTGCCGGCTGGGACTTCTACATCCAGACCAAGCAATCCGACATCTGGAACCGCGCGTTTGGGCTGTCGCCGGGGACGATGTACTGCGACTTCAAGGACGGAACGGCTGGGAGCTACTTTGATCGCCTGCTGGTCATGAACGGCCCCGGCGGCAGTTATGCAAACATGCCGCCATTCCGCGACTCGCCTTACATTGCGTGTCCCAATGGGCCTAGCGGCGGGCCGGGCAACGGCCTCGGTTTTTCCAATCAGCCGCCGCCAGGCTGCTCGACGAGCGGCCTATGTGAGCCGTCGCACGAACCTGACCTGTGTCAGTGGGCTTACATGCGTTTTGGCGAGGTGCAGTATTTTGACTACATGTGCGAGTGGGCGCAGACAAGCACCCAAACGGTGTTCAATTCAAGCAACGAGCTTTCATCGCCACCCTATCCATACCCAACTTGGGCAAGCTCAATCTATGCAGGTCAGTACCGGGCAACCGGCTGGGCGACGCGCGATGTTTGCCAGGCCGCGTTTTGGTGCTCGCACGATCCGAGCGGAAATGTCAGTAACCCCGTGTTCTCGGATGGCAGCGAGTTGCAGAAGTACCTCCTTGACCAAGCCAACGCCCAAACGGCATTCGCTATTGCGATGATGGACAGCGCCAGTGCGACGCTGTGGGGCAGCCAAGAAGGGGCCGACTATATCAAGGCGTCCGGTATGTGGGCGCCAAAATATACCGCCTCAAACCCCGCCGGCATCGCCGGTATGCAGATGTGGCAGTCAGCCTATACTGCGGGCGGGATAATGCCGTCGGCGTTGCGCGGGGACCCCAACGCGATCGATTTTATCAAGCGCTGGATGGGCTTCCTCGATCGTATCGGCAACAACACGATGCTGAAGGGCAACAGCGCAAATGCCTATGTCTATCATTTTTGCCTTGGCGAAACGATTGTTATTCAACCGCCCGGCACCAACAATCAGTTTACTGGCCAAGGAGCATACCCGCCAATCACGCGAGACGAGCAGTACGGCGGCCTCGGCTCATGTTTTTCCACGAATACCAATGCGATCATATCTTACGTTCCCAACGTAAACTTGCCCGACACGACGACGGTCGTGCGCAACGCCTTCACAATGACGATTAATCCCGGCGGTGTTGGCGCCCCGACCCTCGGCAACGGCGACTTTTTCTTTGCCTACGCCAGCGAGTATGTGACTGGTCCGGTTCACCCCGGCCTCATCCCCTCGGCCATGACGCAGTGTACCGTGCCGTACTTTGTTCGCGATTGGACGAATGTGGGCGGGAACACCTACAGCTTCAACGTCGCGACCTCGCCCGGTGGCGCGGCTATTCCGATCGTCGACACCAGCGCCGGCGGCTTGGGGCCAATGGATGGACTTTGGCATTGCGCAACGCCAGGGGTCGACAACGGCGTGAGCAACGCTTTCATCTGCCAGGTCCGCAACACGGTCTGCTGGATACACGCGATCGGTTCGGGACAGGCGACCAACCCCGGCCACAACGCCAACCAGTTCGCGGGCTTCACGTAAACCTCGGGCGTTTGTCAAGCGGCAAAATTAGCGGCCGGCCCAAAAGTATGGTAAACTACACCGAATATTTGGGAGATGTGCCGTGCGAATACAGCAGCACGATTACCCCGAGGATGCCGGCGATGATTGCCCGTGCGCGGTCCCGCATTGCCCGGTGCTGAAGCGAGACAGCGCTCGGCTTACCTGTATCTTTCGCGAGGCTCCGGCGTCGTCGCTTGTCCGCCCGAACCCCAGCCCGGTCTTTGGCTATCCCAACATCGATCTCGATAGCTTCAAGAAGATCCTCGAGGAGGGCGACGCGGCGTTGAATCACGTTGACCCCGAGTTGGCAAGTTAAAGGGCAGCCGAATGGAATTGATCGTAATCATCCTCGTCATCCTAGTGCTGTGCGGCGGCTTGGGCGGTTGGGGCTACCGCGCCGGCTACGGTCCCGCCTACGGGCTCGGCGGCATCCTCGGGCTGATCCTCGTTGTGCTGCTGATTTTCTGGCTGCTGGGCGGAATTCACGGCATCCACTTCGGGCGGTAAGTGACCGCGCCGGTTCCGCCCTCGGTCGAAACGCTGGCGGTTCAGTTGGCGGCGCTGAGGGACAAGCTAAATGACGCGCTTATCTATCGCGACCGCGAGGAGAAGATTAGAGTCGAGGAGCTAAGTGCGTGGCGTCACTCGCATAACGAAATCCTCGCCAGCGCCGATAAGACCAATACCCTCATGCTGCCAAAAACCGAGTATGCCGAACGGCACAGGGCGCTTGAGCAAAAAATCGAAGCCACAACTAAGGCGTTAGCTGACAAGATGGAGGCGGAGAGCAAGTTTCTATTGTCGCGGCTCGACCGGATGGACATGGCGCGCAATGAAATCAAAGAAGATGTCGTCAAATTGACGGCGCGCGCCGGCTACGTAAGCATAGGCTTGATTGTGTCGATTGGGGCTGCCCTAATTTCTCTTTTCGGCATTTGGATGGATTTTATACACTCGCTGGTGACGATAAAGCCGTGAGCGCAGCCGTAGTGCATTCGTAACAAACATGTGATAAAAGGACGCATGGGAATATTTGACCGCCGCGATGTTGCTGACCTGAGGCAGCGCATCGACAAGCCGGGCTGGCTTACGAAGCCCGCGGCGGTGGTGATGGCCGGAGTTCGCAGTCTTATCGGCGGTCAGGACATCCCGCCGACGCCGCCCCCTGCTGGTATCGTCATTGATACCAACGGCCAGATATATCTAATTCTCTATGCGATCATCGGCCTGTGTCAGCAGATCCAAGCCAAACAGGATGCCCTGGGCAATAATCAGACGGCATTTCTCAACAATCAGGCAACGGCGCTAAATCAACTTCAGGCGATCGTGTCGGCGCAAGCCGCGAATCAATCGACCGTCATTCAGTTGTTTGGCGCAGTTGAGGCTACGTTGGCGGCAGTGCTTCAGCGGGTGCCGACAACACTCGCTCCAGCTATTGGCGGCGTGGTAACTACTCTCGAAACTCTATCGACTAAGATTGGAATGATCATGGCTACTCAAGCCGAAGTACAGGCCGCCGCGGACGCGATCAAGGACGCGATGGCAACGTTGCAGACCGAAGTTGCCGCCGAAGATGCGGCAATCGGGCAGATCCTTGCTTGGGTTCAGGCAAATCCGGGAACGGTCCCTGATGCGCTAGTGCAAGAGCTAAAAGACGCCCAGACGGCGGCGGCGGGCGTTGTGACCGATGTCCAGGCACAGACGGCCAGCCTTACGGCCGGCACTCCAGCCCCGGCGCCTTAAAGGTCATTGCCAAAAGCGCGGTTGCGGCGTACCAAAAGGCGCGTTATTTCGTTGTCTCCCTGGTAGCGCACAACTGGCGCGGTCTTCGGATCGCGCCATCTTTTTAAAGATGAGCGGCCCCATGAGACTCAAGCTGGCGGCGGGCTGCGCGGTCGTGGTCGCGGGACTTTGCGCCCACGCTCAAGCAGGAACACACACCCTCGATATCTCTCTGTCGGAGGACGCTTATCAGGGCGACGCAAACGCGGCAATCTCGCTTGATGGCGCTGCTGCGACGAACGTAATCGTAAAGACTCTCCATTCGAGCGGCGCGTGGCAGCACTATACGGCAACGATCGCCGACGACCTGACGCACGCGCTAAAGATTACATTCACCAATGACGTGTACGGCGGATCGTCGGCCACAGATCGCAATCTCTATGTCGGCCCGATTCTCTACGATGGCGTAGCAGCTACGGCAGTCGTCAGTACGTGTGTCGCGGGTAAGCTTGCCTGCACCGGGGATAACGCTGCGGCCACGCTGAAGCCGGTTGCTGGCGGCGGTGGTGGCGTACCTGGCCCCGCCGGTCCTCCCGGTTCCGCCGGTCCTGCGGGCGCTACGGGCCCGATGGGTCCCGCTGGCCCTGCGGGACCTATGTACATGGTCCCCACAGTCGCGTTACACGCCGGCAGCTACACGATTAAGGCATCTGATGCCCAGACGATCATTCCCTTTACCGGGTCAGGACCCGTGACCGTGCCGGCTGGAGTATTGGTAGGGAACCAAGCGGTAGGCATCCGCAACTACAATCCAACCGGCGGCAGCGCTATCCAGGTGATTGTGCCTGGCTCATCTAAGCCTATGGCGTCAATGCCGGGGGCGATTGTAGGAAACGCAATCATAACCATACCCCTTCAGCCGGGGGCGATGGTCGTTGTTCAGGCCAACCAAGCGGACGCAAACTACAACGTAGACGTGGGGCCGTAATGGCCGGTAAGCGTTTTGACTCTCAGCAACAGGTCGCCATGTTCAGCGCAGCGCTCGATGCGCTGATGGCAAAGACGCTGCCCCCGCCGCCGATCGGCAATCGTCTTGCGCGGCCGGATTGGTTTAAAAACGAACCGGAGATCAAATCGCGCCTCACGCAGCGGCGTTGAACCTACAAGGAGATTGAAAATGAAATCACTCGCAGCACTAGCTTTAGTAATAGCTCTAGCGTCAACCGGAGCGGCGCAGGCGGCAACGATGCTCAGCGATCGACAGATGGACACCGTCACCGCCGGTGACTTTACGGCGGATGCGACAGCCCAAGCATTCGGCGCCGTCACCGCCACGTCGACGCTAACATCGATTTTTCCTTCGACGCTCAACGGCAACCCGGTGACGGGCTCGATGTCAACGGCCTCGGCGTCGAGTTATTCGCCTCCCTAAGGAGTCGGCATTTGACTAGGGTAACTATGGGCCTGACGGACGCAGATATTGAAAATGCCAATCATATCTTTGCGTCTACGCCATCATCCATAACAAGAGCGCAAGCCGTATCATTCGCGCTTGCATTGACACGCTTCCTGTTGGATCAACGCCGCAGTGGAGCAAATCTCCTCCTCGAACGAGATGGGGAAACCGAGAGGGTGGTTATGTCAGAGCTTGAACTTGACGGCACGCTGACGATAGGCGCATAAAGCTTTAGCGGAATCAGCGCATCGGCCAGAAGAAATGACCCCCGAGGACTTTCAAGCCCGTGCGCAAGCCCTGCTGGATAGCTGGACCAGCACGGGGTCGGAGATGCGCAACACCATCGATTGGCGCGACGCGGTGGCAGCCGCGTTGGAGCAGGCGTTCGCTGACGGGCAAGAGGACGCGGGCAAGCGGATCGAAGCCGCTATCGCCGCGATCCCATGAAATGGCCCAGGTAACGGGCACGCACGTAGCGGTTGGCACAGTCAGCATCGGCGGCACGAGCGCTCTTACGGTCCTCCTGACCGGCTGGCATGGGTTCGACGTCGCGCATGCCAGCGCGGCGGCGGCCCTTGTGAGCATGATTATCGGCGGCGCCTATGCGGGGATCGTCTGGTTTGTTGAGTGGAAATACCCGAGCGTACCGCCTTTGCCGCCATTGCCTGGCCAGCGGATTATCACGCCATGAGCATTTTCCCTGATCTCGACTCGATCGCCAGCAGACAGCTCGAGCAAGGCCGCTACGTCGAGAACGGAGCCGAGCCGGTCTGGTGGTGCGAGCACGAGCACGCGACGCCGGCCGATGCTTTTGCGTGTCCGCTGTGGCGAGTGTTATTTCGGGCACGACACGGGTTTGGTTGGCCCACGCCATGAAGTTTCCGCAGCGGAGACCCAGGGGGGCCGCAGACGTGCGGGGTTATCGCCTCCCTGCCTCCGCTCTTGGGATCGTCCTGCTGGCGCTCTGCGGCTGCGCTCAGGTGCAGCAGGCGGTCAATATGGACACGAGCGGGGCCATCATCAGGGCGAAGGCTTACGGCTCTCCGGCGGCTCTACGGCGGGTCGAGTGCTACGAGCAGATCGGGCCGCTGTTCGTTCCGTCAGCCGGCGCAGTCGATGTCTATGAGCAGGTGGCGGAATCGCAGGAACTGGCGCAGGGACCGTGCGCACCGATCGTCGCCGGGATCACATTGATGGTGGCGCGAAAGGTGCCTTTTTCACCGATACCCTGACGCTAATCCCTTCCGCCTGTGCCACGTATGTTTCCCACAATGTCGGCACGATGACCCGTGGCGGTACGTGGGCAGCCACTCATGGCGGCAGAATAGGCGGCGTAGGTAGCTGGTCACGTCGCATCTCCAACGCCGGTCACGCGGAACAGGGCGGCGATGATCGCCTTGGTGACGGGGAGGGTCAGCGCATAGCCGGGGAAAATCGCGGCCGTCCCCCTGAAGACCTTCTCGACCACCTCGGGCTCCTGCGCCGCCCGCGCGAACTCGGCAAAGGCGAGCGTCAGCGCATGCTCTAGATTAAACTCTGTCGCATGCTGGCGCGCATATGCGGCGCATCGCTCAATGACTTCGCTCATGTCAGCCCCCGCGCCTGCCAGTGCTGGTCGCTCCACGATCGCCATTCCTCTGCTTCGGAGTCGTCAAGCGACTGCATCTCCCGCGAATAGAAGCGGTCGAACTTCAAGCGGTCATCGGACGTGATGCACGCCGCCGCCGCGCGCTTCAACACGGTTAGGAGATCCTCGTCCGGGAGGCTGTGCTCAGCCGCCGCCCGCTGCTGCTCGCGGAGAACAGATTCAGCAGCGGTCGCTTTGGCGCCGGCGGCCAGCGCCTCCACGAGCGTCTCGTACGTCGCGGCCTTGTGCTCGCCGACAATCTCTTGCGGGGCGCGCTCCCCGGCCCGCGCTCGCGTGGGGGTAACGCGGGGGGAACGCGCGGGCCGGGGCTCCGGCTCGGGGGCCGGGTTCTGTTCTGGCGGCAGATCCGCTTGGTCGAGCTTTGGGCCATGAAATCGAAACCTGGTTTCCCAATGCCCCCCTGTTTCCGGGACCGTGACTTCGTATTCCTGGGTTTCTCCGGCCAGCTCGGGCGTCTCTGCTGCGAAGTGGGCATCAACCGCTTTAGCGCGGGCAACCAGCTCATCAAGCTCGCTTTCAAGCAGATCTTTGTTGGTTTGCGTCAGCGATCGCCACCACACGCGGAATCGTCCGTAGCCTTGATCGGCGGCCCGTTTCGCAGTCGCGAGAAATTCGGGATCTATCGGCGGCGCTGCGCTCGCGGCGAAGCTGTCCAGCTCGGCCTTTGGCGTAATGTCCTTCGGCGCCGTCGTGGGATAATCCTGCGCTTCCTCAATCGTAATCAGGCCCTTAAGGACATCGGGGAAGGCGTCGCGCAAAGCGAAACTGCGAGCGCGCATCATTAGCATGCGCTTCGGATACTGCTGCCACGGCCCTTGCTTGTTCCACAGGCTTGCCTTCTTGGCGTCCGCGACCGAGAACCTGCCGACACACTCGGAAGCTCCCCGACGTTTGGCGCGACAGATCGCCACCATCTGGTCGCCCTCGCCCTCAACCGTCTCGACCACGTCCTCGCAGCCGTGGAATGCGCGCACGAGACCAATCACGGCGTCGCCATACACGCTAGGCTTGCCATTGATGCACGCGATGTTTTGCAAGGATTGCATCGGGGCCAACCCGAGTTCCGCGCCCATCTGGACGGCTAGCAGGATATCGGCCGGCTTCCCCTTGTAGGCGGCCGGGATCATGCTCGACTTAGCAATCAGGTTAGCAAAATCCATCGCTTCGGCGAGCGATGTTGGGCGCAGTATGGTTCCACGTGAAACAATATCTTGAGTCACTATTCCTCCTCCGCTTTCGATACCGTCAGCCGCCGATAATCGCCCTCGGCGACGCTGTATGCTTTCCGATGGATTGTCGGATAGCTGATGCGCCAGCCGGGGAGATACCCGAGCCGCGCTTTCCCCATCTTCTCCTTAACCTCTTCGTCGATCCTTTTTATCCGCGCCGCCAAGCCCGCTAGCGTCTCGCGCTCAGCGAGCAGCGCTGGCAGCGCGTTGTCGGCAGACAAATCGATTGACGATCCATCGTCGAAGATTTCGGCCAGCCCCTCGGCGTTGGCCGGCCAGTGCAAGATGGAGTCTGGCCACGTCTTCCACCATTGAGTGACCGCATCGATTATGCGGCGCTCTGCGGCTTCGTGGCGCGGAATGTCCCAGGTAAAGACAGGATAGGAGCGCGACCGGATCATGACCGCCAGCACGCCGCGCGTGCGCCCGGTGACGAGCATTTCCGTCAGGGTCTGCAATGAGTACGCAAGCGGAGGCTTGCCTTGCCACTTATCCCATTCTTCGGGCGAGACCGTCTTGCACTGGATTAGGCCGTCATCGTCCAAAAAGTAATCGGGAGTCGCGCCCAGCCGAATGTCGGGCAACCGGTGATAGGTCGTCGCCTTGGTGATCTGCCAATCGGGGTTTTCTTCCTGTAGCGCGACGATGACGCCCGGCTCCAAAATGCGGCCGGCCCGCATCGCCGGCGAGTCGCCTTGGCTGGCCCCGCGGAGATTGTCGGCGAGCTGTTCGCGGGTCAGGTACGGATGCGCATCAAACAGCGCCGCAACCCGACTCGCCGTGATGTCTTGCTGACGCCACAGCAGCCAATCGCCTCGGCTCGTGATTTCGCGAACTTCGGCTTCCATCACAGCTTGATCCGCTCGCCGATCGCCTCGTCGGGCAGGTCATCGACTGTCGTAGAGGCAACGCCACCGCCAAAACGCGACTTGTGTAAAACCGTCCAACTTTCATACGTCTCAGTCACGCCATCGATGAACCGCCTATGCCCGATGCAGCGCTCGCCCTCGAAGGTGATCCTGTAGAACCCGTCAACCCGGTCAGACGCGCTCATTCCCCGCTCCTAATGCGCCGCTAAATTTCCGAGCATGCCAATCGCCATACCCCAGCAGCGGCACCATCTTCCGCTGGTTCCTCCCGCACGTCGTCCGCAATTCTGGCGCAGCGCTCGATCTCCTCAGCGCGGGCCTCGGCGATAACTTCTGCGAGGGACGGCACAACTTCCTCCCGGAGGTCCTTGGTCATTACTAACCATTCGAGCCAGGCTGTCGCTTTTCCCAAGTCCCGAGCGCTCGTCATTTCCCGATCCTGATTTGCCCGGCTATATTTTTGCAGCAGCCCCGAAGCAGTTCACGGTCGTAAATACTCTCTGCGTACACCGTCTCTAAATGCCGCTCGGCGATCTTAGCGCAGCGCTCCCTCTCCGCTGAGCGGATCGAGGCTATTGCGTGAGCGATGCGCTGGGTTTGCGGCTCGCGGCCCATATAGATTTCGCGCCAGATCTCCTCGGCAAGCTCCACATCGGCGTCGGTTGCCACGCGGTCGCCGATTTTCATTTCCCGTGCTCCTGCAATCGCAGCATCAGGGGCCGCACGTGATCCATCTCCCACACGACCATTTGCCCCACCCACTCGTCTACCTCTTCGTAGAAGGCGGCGTCGGTTCGCATCATGTGGGTTAGGTGGTTCCAGGGGTCGGGCTCAAGCGGGCAATCACGCCAGCCGGGCGGGCACGGCACCCACTTCCAAACAGGAAGCTCAGCCTTAGCCGGCGCCCGGTTTTCCACAAGCCACGGCTCGCGATACTCGGCCGTGACGATCTGGCCTTTGAAGCCCGTCACCGTCCACGCCACCGACATGTCATCGATCCACAGCACGCGGTCGCCGATTTTCATTCCCAACCTCCACAGAGCGCGAGCAGCATCACGAGCAACGACACGAGCGAGAGCCACATGCCGATCCGTAGTTCGATCAGGTCGCGCTTCATCGGGGTTGATACCGCCTCCGACAGCGCCAGCCGCTCGGGGTGCGTGATGAAACTGTAGGGGTTGTCGCTCATCGGGATCACCCAAACGCCTTAAATGCGGCATACGCGACCCAAGGGACTGCGCCCGCAGCGATGTACCAGAAGAGGATCAGAGGCCAGATATCGCTCATCGGTCGTCCCATCCTCGTGTTAAGACAAACACCGATATCCAGACAATGATAGCCGTACCGATCGCAATCGAAATAAAGACGGGCACTGAGAAAACGCGGGAGAGCACGGGAATGGTTGGTAGCCACAAAAGATTGATCACAATCATAGCAAGGTTGGCTAACGTAATTCGTTGCCATATACTAATCATAGCTCAGTCTCCGTCCTCTTTTCGAGGCGCGATATTCGCCAGTGGAGCATCAAAGCAAACGCCCACAGCATTAGTATTGAGACGGCAGAGGCAAGCTCACTTGGCCAACTCATGCGTCACCTTTCGCGGCGGCGAGCGCAGCCCGCACGATCTCTAGTGTGGCTACCGCGTCCACCTTCGAGGGGTTCTCGCTGTTGAGAAATTCCAGCAAAAAACGCTGCGTCCGCATGAGCGCGACAAGGACAACATGCCCGCCATCACGGCGCGTATAAATCCACTCGCCGGCCTCGCGTCGCGGCTCGCTCATGGCTCGCGCCTCCAATAGCCGATCGTCCTACCCTTTGAATCAATTAATTTAACCGCGCGTTCACTCAGATTTGTCCCCCAGATTGGGCTATGGACCGCCCGACTTGCCTCTGGGGTCAAAAAGAGCGCAGCTGCGATTCCCCAATTAATCTTTTCGGTCGGGAATCTACTGGCCTGGTCGGCGCGCTTGACGATCATGGGTGTCTCCGGTTGTGTTGGCGTAGGATACGGGCAACAAAACGGTTGTCAACCGGAAAAGTTACCGCTACATACAGCGGATGGAAATGCGCACCCTTCAATTCAAAACCGTTGGCCCGGCCATTGCACAAGCGCGGCTTGATGCGGGAATACCTCTGCACGAGCTGGCTACAGGGTTGGGCGTTTCATCGTCATTCGTCTCGCAGGTCGAGAGCGGTCATAAGCAGATGACTGTCGCTATGCTGAGAAACCTACCGCGCCCGTTGCGGCGCCGCGTGCGCGAGACGATGATTAAAGAGATCGAGAGCGAGCTGCGCGATGAGTGAGGTGGCTGAGCCGGTCACTATAACGATGCTCGGTGAGCCGGTGCCATTCGCGCGAACGCGGCCAGGACACGGAACCGGAATCTTGTTTACGCCAAAAAAACAGCGCAATGCCGGCGCCGCATTTCGTGTGCTGGCGCAGCAGGCAATGGCGAACCGCACCATGTTTGATTGCGCGCTCCGCGTCGAAATTCTCGCGGAGTTCCCAATTCCGATAAGTTGGTCAAAAAAACGCCAAGCCGCCGCTCTTCTGCACGGAACCTGGCCCGCGAAGAAGCCGGATTGGGACAATTGTGCGAAACTCGTCACAGACGCCTGTAACCAGATCGTTTGGCGCGATGACGCGTTGATCGTGGATTGCTGGGTCCGCAAAACCTACAGCGATCAGCCAAAAATTACGCTGACCGCCTACGCGATGGAAGCGATCGTTCAAACCCCGTTCGAAAGCGCACAAAGAGTTTGACATGACGATTTGGGGCGAGCCTGATTATTGCCCCGAATAAAAGCCCCCGCCACGGCGGCAACCGAAGCGGGGGCGATAGAAACACCGATCCTTGGCGGAGGACACGATGTCGTTTGCAAATACGCAAATACAGCAACACGATCAAGAGCCTAATCGCAAGGCTGATCTGACGCGCCACGTCCGCGAGCTGGATTTTGAAATTGCGGCAATGAGGGCTGGCGATGCCCTCGCCGCCGACTTGCCGGGCTTGCGGGCGATCGGTCGCTGGCTCGATACGGTCCATTTGCGGACACTGCAAAAACGGCGCGAGTTGACGAACGCGCTGGCGAAGGCAGCGTAACCGTGGAGCACAGGCTTAAGACGCTCCCGCCCTATTGGGACGCCGTCGCGTCGGGCGACAAGACGTTTGAGGTCCGTCGCGACGACCGCGGCTTCAAAAAAGGCGATGTCGTGATCCTGCAAAGGCTGCGGTCGTTTCTGTCGTTCGATGCGAGTCGATCTTTCGATGGGCAAATCCTGCGGAAACGCATCCGCTACGTGCTGACCGGCGGTCAGTTCGGGATCGAGGCCGGCTATGTCGTGCTCGGGCTCGAAGACGAGGACGCCTGACGTGGAGGGGATGGCGCACTTCTCCGAAGCCGGAGCGCCGGAATGCGGGACCTGCGCCAATCTAATCGGTGCCTCCGATCCCCAAAAGGGCCGCTGCCTGCGGTGGGCAGAATTTACCGGCAAACTCTATCGCCTGCAGCTCCACGCCGATGGCGAGCGAAATTGGTGGCGCGGCTGGCCGACCATTAATGTCCATACCACAGGCTGCAAATACTATGAAGCAACGTCGGCCTTCAGAGGAGCAAAGCCGAGTTCTGCGGCGGATAGCGCAGACGGGAGGCATGATCTTGACCCATCATCCTGAAGACGGGGACCAATATTCAGATGCGTCAGGCCGACCCATTAAAGAGCGAATAGCAAAGGCGGTTATCTTAAATAATTTTGTTGTTGCGGAAAGGGACTCTCTCTTTGACCTGACGCCGCAAAGCTGGCGGGCGCGCAAGCCGTGAGAAACGACCGCGAGGCCCTCCACGGCATCGATCTTATAGCACGGCTTCACTCGTGGCGCGAGACGCGTCGGCCGACCGAATGCCAGGGACAGGCGCCGTGCTGGGTCGACGAGCCGTACGGAGCGATGCCGGGGGGGCGTGGCGGGATGACGAGTTGCATTAGTTGCGACGGAATTCCCAGGTTCGACGGCTGGGCTTTCATCGCATGGAAAAGCGAGCAGGCCGGTTGAGATGAAGCACCATTATCATTGCCCGCGTGGTTGCGAAAATCCGCAACCCTTCCGAAAGCATGCAAGAGGCTGGCTACTCTGTGGATTGTGTTACTTCTTCCGAGGGCGGACCTCACGCATGATGCTGTGTAATCCGAAACTATGCGATTGATTCGACGCATGGCTGAGATCGAGGATTGGCGCCTGCAAGACGCGCACGACAGCTATTTCGTGGGGATTCAAGAAGTCCGCCGCCGCGTGCAGGCGGGCGAGGAGGTGCCCAGACACGGGGCCTATTTCCAGCGGGTCAACTGCGCAAGTGGCCCGGCTCCCGCTGAGGCGGCGAGCGAAGAACACGCAGCGCCGGCAGAGGGGATTTCTCGGCTTCCTCCGCCCCTCGTGGTCGGCAAATTATGAGCAGGGACCGCAAGTCAGACGGCTTCTACGGCAAGGATAAGCGCAAGGACGCCGAACTGGTCACGCTGGCCGAGCAGATCGAGGCGGTGCAGTACGCCACGCGACTCCAGCGAGAGATATTCAGACTGTGGATCGCTTGCGGCAAGGCCAGGCAAGCGGATGCAAACCTGCATATCGTCCGAATGGAAGCGGCAATCGAGACGCTGGAAGTGGACCGCATGGGACGCGGGTCGTGATTGAGTCCGAACTTCTGGCGGAGAACATCTACCTGCGCGACGCCATGCGGGTAGCGATCCAGATACTTGGCTGGGGCGGCGGATTCTCGTTTCAGGAGGCTAACCGGCAAGCGCGCGCGACGCTGGAATTTGGGCTGGCGCGCGCCGCTACCTCGCAACCACAAGACGAAAAGGTCGGTATCCCGACCGCAACCAGACAAACCATTTAGTTGAGGCGATGACATGTCACAGGCTCCTGCAATGCCGCTATTTTGCGATGCGTATCTTGGTGATACCACGCATCTATCTTTAGAGGAGCATGGGGCATATTTAAAATTACTTATGGTTACGTGGCGTAATAATGGGATTCCTTTGCCGGACGACGATGTGCGTATCGCGCGTATTTTGGGGGTGTCTGTGAGGCGCTGGCGGACCCGGTTGCGGCCGGTGATCGCGCCTTTTTTTGACCTAAGCGAATCGACGTTCCGTCAAAAAAGGCTCGACAAAGTTTGGAATTTTGTTGCAAAACGCTCGGCGATTTGCCGCATCAACGGAGAGCGTGGCGGCAGACCTAAGTCCATGATAAACAAAGATTCCGAAAACCCAGCGGGTTTGCCAAACGAAACCCAGAAGGAAAGCATCCGAATCCGAATCCAAGAAAGAGAAGAATCCCCTGAGATGACTAACGTCATCTCATCCCCTTTGGGGAATGACGACAGAAAACCAGCGAAAAGGATTACCCATGCCGAGAAGCGAGGATCACGGCTTTCGCCCGATTGGGAACCCGACGAAACAAATCGCAAGTTCGCTGAGCAATGGGGGCATGACCCCGACGAATTGCTTGCCGAGTTCCGAGACTACTGGCTCGGCGAGCCCGGTGCGCACGCGATTAAGCTCGATTGGTCGCGCACTTGGCGAAACCGCTGCCGGCAACGTCGTGGGGCTCCGGCAAATGGTTGCTACCGGACATCAGCCGCGACAAACGGATCTAGCCCTACTGGCGTCATTAGCGCCGCTCGTCGCGTTATCGAGCAAATGCGATTGGCTAACGGAGGATCTGTCGCGCATCGGTGAGATTATCGGCTATGGCGTCACAGACGAATTGGTTGATGGCGGCTTGTGTCTCGCTCGCGAATGCGTTGAGGCGGCATTTCAGCCGATGCCGGTCGAGGATTTGGTCAGCGAGCTTGCCAGGCTGCGGACGTTGACGATTTCGCGCAACATGGACGGCGAGGACATGACGGCCATGCTGAGCGCCTACGCTGACGCGCTGTCTTGCCACCCAGCCGATTGTGTGCGCTCGGTTCTGCGCGGCTGGGGTCGAAGCAACAAATTCTGGCCGGCACTCGCGGAGCTTGAAAACGCGATTGGCGCGGCGTGTAGCGAGCGACGGATGATTGGGCGGGCAGTTGATCAAGCGCGGCGTGGGAACTTCGCAGAGCGCGAGCGCGGCCAGTGGCCATCATGGCTTGAGTCAATCTGGGGACCAACGCCTGACGGCCCTAGAGCGCGTCAGGAAGCGTTTGGTGGGGCGGGCGGCGTTTGATGACGAAAGTGAATTTTAATATGATATCAACCATCACTATGGCGCCGATGCCTAATTATCCCTCGGGTCCCGCTTCGGGCTGGGTAATACCCTTTCTCGTCTTGATCGATCAATCTAGATGCGGGTCACGCCCTTGTTTGGTTGCGCCCAACTCCTCTGACTCTGCGCCGGGCAGCCGTGGCGATGATTGAGCCCACGCCCTCGCTTATTGACTACGCGCAAATTGCCCGCGAGGCGGTACCGACGCTGGGCGGATGCTTCGATTGCGACTCGGCCTTTACGGGCGCGCTAATTCGCGAGGAAGCGTATGCGCACGCCAAAGCTCGACGCCATATGGTTTGGTTGGAGTGCAGGCCGGCAT